GGGAAGGGTCTATATCCCGGAGTCTAACTCTTTAACTGTCGTAAATCATGGCCAACTTTGCGTTAGCCGTGGTACGCAACAGCAATGATCGGCACAACGCTGGGGGTTCCAGAGCTGATGGCTGCGATACGCATACGGACTTTGTTTGCGGGTTTGCCGCTATAGAAGTAGGCGTATTGGCCGTTGGAGTTGATGGTTTTGCTGGTGTCGAGCTCAAACCACGTGCCGCCGCCGTTGAAGCTGCACTCGAAGGCGAGGGTGAAGTTGGCGCCACCTGTGACGATGGCCGCGAAGGTGAACTCGCTGCTGTCGGCGTGGACTTCTAGGTAGTCGTCAACGGCGGTGAGAGGGGTCGATTCGTGGTGCTCGACCAGATTGGTGCCGCGAGAGATGGTCAGGGCCATTACTTCCTCCGTTTTTTGGCGGTTTTAGCTGCTTTTTTGAAGGCGGCAGCGGTGGGGGCGCCTTTGGCGCCAGGCTTACGCATCTTTTCGCCGGAACCGGCGGCGATGCGCTTGCGTTTGGCGTGGATGTTGCTGTACAAGCCGCGCTTGGCCATTACTTCCTCCGCTTTTTGCGCTTCATTCCAGCCTCGGACATGGCAATGGCAATCGCTTGCTTGCGACTAGCTACTTTCTTGCCCGAGCTGGACTTGAGGCTGCCCGATTTGTACTCGGACATGACTTTTTCCACCTTCTTTTGCGCTTTCGTGGGCTTCTTTTTCGCCATGGTGCGCCAGCAGAAGGTGCCTACCAAACACGATAGTTGGTTTTGCCGAGGGATTCTGGTTTGGCAAGGTTGAAGGTCTGAAGGCAGAGGTAGCCGAGGGCGTCGAAAGCGTGGTCAACACCAAGGTTTTTGTTGGGAAGGCCGGTTCCGGGGGCGTAAGTCAGCGTGCGGAGGGATTTGATTAGTTCTTTGCACTTGGGATTGATGAAAAGGCGGCGGGTTCCAGATGCGTCGAGGAGGGCGGTGTTGACGCACGTGATCTTGTCGCGGATTTTCCACGGGCTGCGCGGGCTGGACACCGTGAAGCCGGACTTACGCAAAATGTTGTGGTCGGTTGCTCCAACGCCGGCGGTTTTGCGGGCGCCACCCGTTGGGTCCGGGCACGTGATGATGCGTCGCTCCACGCCGTAGCGAGATTGGATTTCTTCGCAAAGATCCCAGGTGGTGGCGCCGCCGGTCATGATGATTTCGTCGAAGACCCACAGCACGTCGCCCTTTTTGACCGCGCAGATCGCGCTCATGGGGTCGATGTTGAAGTCCACCCCAATCAACAGGGGCAGAACAGGTAGGTCTTGGACGGTTTTGTCGATGTTGTCGTCCGAGAAGCTGATGGCGACCAGGCCGCTGAGGTTTTCGAACGAGGCTTCGAATTCTTGGCGGAAGGTGCGGGCGTCGAGTTGGGCGCGGGCGGCTTCAATTTCTTCCGGTGGGACGTTATCGCCGTCGATCGTCGTGAATTGCCACCGGCTCCAGTCCTCGTCGCCGCTGTCGGCGTATTGCCAGAGTTCGTAAAACCAGCTGGCCGTGCCGTCGGGGGTGGAAATGAACAAAGCCCAGCCTTGTTTGTCGGCCAAAGCTGGGCGGATGACCTCGAACCAGACTTCGCTGGACATGAAGGCGGCTTCGTCCAGCACCACGCCAGCCAAACTGCGGCCTCGTAGGGCCATGGCGTTTTCAGTGCCCTTTAGTTCGATCGTTGAGCCGTTCACCAGCTCGATCTTCAGGTCCGTCTCGTTTTTCGACTTGATCCACGCCTTCGGGACCAGCTTTTTCATCACCTTCCAGGCAATGTCTTTCGCCATCCGGTATGTAGGGGCTGCGTAAAAGAAAGTTTCCCCCGGTCTTTCGATTGCTCCACGCAATAATTCGATGCATGACAGGTAGCTTTTTCCGAATCTTCGCCCGGCAACGAGGACGCGGAAGCGTTTACGGCTACTAAATACTTCGCCCTGGGCGTAGCGGAGGTTGAGGGTTCCAGCAGCCGTGGCTGTCATTTGTATTTTTGGGGGTACTTTCTAGGTTATTACAGGAATTGAACCCGTGCCCCCTAGTAAGAGGTGCGAGGGGTCCAAGTGCAGTAGTTGCCGGCTTTGTAGGTGCCAAAAGGGCAGGAGGTTTCGGTGAGGGGGATCGAACGGGTTCTTTCCTCCAGTAAGGCACTTGGGACGCAGTAGCCCGAGGAGCTGTAGTAACCGAAGGGGCAAGTGCTGCCGATTTTGGTGATAGGGGCGGCGTTGGCGAGTACCAGAGCTAGGGCGAGCATGTTTTGTAGTAGAGAAGTATTTAGAATAGCACAGTAGAAGAAAACGTGAATATACCAGTAGGTTCCCGGGCTCCCGTACCCACTCCCGCAGCGCCGAACCCTACCCCCGGGGTGGCCGGGGGAGGTCGGTGGTGCCGGGCTCAGCTGACGTGATCAGCCCAAAGGCAGACAGCGCCAGCAGCAGCGAGGCCGCAAGCGATCGGCAGGGCTGCGGTGGATGCGGCGCCAACGAACAGCAGGCAAGCGGTGGTCTTGAGCATTGGGAAGTTGTCCCGTACAACTCCCGTAGTGTATCACAGAATAGAGCAGACCGCTAGCAGGTAGACGTACCAGCCGCAATGGCTCACCGGAGGTAGTGGTTCTGGTGTACTACTACCCGTTGCGCTTGTCGTCGATGGTGATCGAGAGTTGCGGAGCGGCCGCGGCCTGAGCCTCCAGCGAGACCTCACCAACCACAGCGCCAAGGTCGCGGAGCAGCAGCTGAGCGGTGCCGAACTGCTTGGCCCGGATAGCGCCTTCGATGCAGCGGAGTCTCATCTGCTGGATTCGTGAGACCGTTTTGTCCTTTTCTTCCTGCCAGTCGGACTCGTTCCACTCCTTAACAGTGGCGTAGTCACGCCAAGCGGTACTTACGCTCACGCCTTCACGTGTCGCGTGCTCATAGACCAAAGCGCGAGCACTCTGACCGCTCAGCTGTTTGAGATACAGCCGACGTTGCCGCTCTTCAATCCAGGCGTCAGGGTTCCGCTTCCCGTAAGGTCGGGCCTTCTTTACCTCTTGCCCTTCCGAATCGCTCACGGTTCCAGTCACTAACTGCTGTGAACCCATGTTAACCTTTGCGGCCGCAATCGTTTGCAAGTGAGCGAAGCGAACGCCGCAAACAAAAGCCCGGCAACTAGGCCGGGCCACCAAGTCAGCAGGTGCGCCAGTCAGACATTGCGGAAGACTGCCCATTGGCAGCCGTTGATCTGCTCCATCCAATAGCCATCTCCTAGTTCCAGCTCACGCCAGGCAAGTTCCCAGTCAATGCAAGTGTGCGGCCAGTGGGCCGTTGTCTGGATGCTGCCCAGATCTTCCGCCAGCTGAGCCGCGTAATCTGCTCCAGCTTCTGTGGCGTTGTAGCCTTCTGCCTCTCCTTGGTAGGAGTCCTCAAAGTTGTCTACGTCGATGCCGCCAGCCATCAGCGAACGGACCACATCAGCCAAGGCGGCAGAGTCTGAGTCAGCAGCCCAGCCGCAGTGCTCCAGCAGATCGGCCCATTCTTGCTCCAGCCAGAAGCCGAAACAAGCGCCATCGCCTTCTGAAGCGCCGAAATAAAAGCCGTCGGGTGCAAGCTCACCTAAGCGATCAAACGCCCATTGGATAGCAACGTCCCAAGCATCGCAGGGCTCGGGAGCAGTAAGACCGGAAGCGTAAGCAGCGCACTGCTGGAGATCAGATCGGAAGGGCTCCGGCACGTCTTGCCCCAGCTGATCAAACGCACCTAAGTAGGCATCAGCCAAGTGATCGACCCGGAGCGTGTCAGTGCTGACGATCCAAGGGAAGCCGTCCAGCTGGTCCAGAGTGTAAGTAGGCATGGGGTGAGCGCTCCAGTTAGAGCGGGTTAGGTTGTCTTGTGCAAGAGTAAGGCCGGAATCGGCCAGCCGTCAAGCCAGCGCGGTGGGGTACTCGTTCAGATTCTCCAGGATTGACTCGCGCAAGCGATCGAACCCCTCGCGCCAGGGTGCGGAATCATCACGCGCGGCGAAGACGCACAGCCCCAGCTCTTGCAGCATCCGAACCCGATCGGCGATAGATTCCCGGCCCCAATCTGCCTCGATACCGTCCCACTCAAGTTGGCTGTGATCGTCGTCACTGATTAGCGGGTAGCTCTCCAGCGCTTCCACTGTCTCCAGCTGGTCGTCAGTTACGTAGCGAAGATCCAGCACGACGCCAGCACCGTTCCAGCCATAGCCGATTTCCAGCACGGCACCGTGAGGGTCTGGGGTGCTAGCTGGATCGGTCATCACCCGGTAATTAGAAAGGCCGACCAAACCCGTGCGGCTGTAGTCGCTATAGCCGACATAGGAAGGGCAGAAACCTAGCGAGACATTGCGCCAGTGATCGGCTAGGCACGTTGCTAGGTGAGCGTCTGGGGTCTGGTGCCATTGGTGGAAGCAGTCCCGCTCGGGCTGGCCGTCCCGGATTAGGACCCAGTGGCCTTGGCATCCGTTGAGACGGTCGATACGCTCCAACAGGGCTGGGCTTGCTTTGGTTGCGGTGGTCATAATGCTGCCCCAGTTAGGGGTGGGTTGCTTCACCTCACACATTAACCACACCACCGGCCAGCCGTCAACTGTTGCGCGGTGCTGTAGAGTGTAAGAGTTCAACCGCCCTAACTTGAGGCGACACCACATGAACCATTCGCACAAGGACCACCGGGACCGGCTGCGGCTGGAAAAGATCCAGCTGAAAGAGCACTTCTTTAGGGCTGCACGGGTTCCCATCCTGGAGGCTGAGGCTGAGGAGTTTTGGGAGCAGTTACTTACCCTCAACGAGCGCCACGGCAAGTTCGGACCGTACCAGCTCTGGCACGAACACATGCCCAAGTGGGATAGGTTCCAACTGCACCACGGGACGCCTTGCCCGGGATACCTGCGGCCTGATCACGCGCCACGAGTGACGGAAATGCACCAGAAGGTCAAAGCAGCCCTAGACCGTGCTGCCGTCAGCCCTCACACGCTCACCACTGAGGCAGTGCTCCAAGCTGTCCACATGCAGGCCGGGACCGTCTGAGGTTTTCCACAGTTTCCACATTTCCACAGCCCCAGAAAAACAATGCAAATCCAACTAACCGAAGCCCAAGCCACGGCCCTAGATCAGGCGGCCACGGCAGAAATGAGAACGCGCCAGCAGATGCTTTCCCTGCTGCTGGCGGAGGCCTTCCGGTTCTATTTCATGGACCGGGAGCCCGTGCTGAATGCAAACCAGCTCCAGCCGGACCAGCTCTGCGAGGCCCTGCTGAATGACGCACTGGAGCAAATCCAAGTTAAGGAGATCGACCAGTGATGAGCCTTGCAGACTTCGCCAGCCAGTACGCTCCAGCCCTTGCCGACATTGCGCGGCAGCTGGAGGAGCACGACGCCGTGATCTGCGGCTGTAGTGCCGGACCACAAAGGCCAGACGATCCAGACCAGCGCCAGCACTTAGCAATCTGCATCGACAATCCGTGGCGCGAGCCGGACCAGTGGGTCTGGATCTACAGCGCCAGCCATTGCGTCTGGTTTGACAGTGGCGAGGAATGGCACCTAAACCTCGCCGATCTCCTGGCCTATTTGCGCCAGTTGCCTAGGCCGCTGCACAGCTTCAGCAAGTACCAGCCCTAAGCTCCAGCCCTGCCCTAGCCGGTGGGGCTTCTTTCTTTATCACTCTTGAAATGGAAAAACTACAAATCACCGCGAACAGCACAAGGCAGCGAGACACGATCGAAGCATGGGCAAAGCTCGAAGGCCGTACCATCTCAAACCTGGCGGCCTTCCTTTTAGAGAGTGCCCTGATCCAAGCCGCACGGGATGGTGCCATGCCTCCAGCAATCGCCCGAGAGTTCAACTACAGGGAGTAAGACGCAAGAGACACGCCCCGAGACTGTACGGACAATGTACGGACGTTGTACGGACAATGTACGGACACGCCAGCCTCACCGCTTGGACCGCCGCCGCCGCTTAGCTCCAGCCACTCCCTCTCTTGTGGTGCCGTCGGGTTCTTTGTCGCCTAGGAGGACCGCCAGGCCGTAGAGGCCGATTAGGACGCCAGCGAGAATCAGCATTGCTCCAGCCATCGCTATGAATGGCGAATTTCTTACACAGTATGAATGGCAAATTCAGGCTATGAATGG